ATGTCAGAAGTACGTGTAGTAATTCAAGTTAATGCTCTAGAGCGAATGATGATTGTCAATGGTAAAACATTGGTAATTGGTGAAGATTATTGGAATGATAACATTCAAAATCTCTTGTTCCCATTTTGGTCTTCGGATAGAGATAGACTCATCTATCTAAATTATTTTTCTGATGGATCATTTGGAATAGAAAAGAAAAAGTATGTTCTGGATCGTAAATCTGGTGACAGAAAGTGGCAGACATATGAATGGAGAGAACCATCTGCAGATCAAGTTAAAGAAATTGCAGAACTTCTAAAAGAAAAGTATTTTGAATATCAAGATACCGAACAAGAAATTATCCAAGAAAAAATTTACAACGAATATGGACGTTGGAATAAAGTTTCTTGGGAAGGAATTAGAATGATCCGTAATTTTATGCTTGATGATAGTGACTGGACACAAATGCCAGATGCTCAACTATCAGATGAAGCAAAAGCAAGATGGTCTGCATACAGACAAAAGCTCAGAAATATCCCAACCGATTTTTCTGGACAAGATGCTGATGATGTAAGATTCCCTATCAATCCAATTTTCTTTGAATCTACATTTAAGAGAATTGATGGAAATGCTGACAAAGAATATCTTCAAACAGAAGATCAGTTTGGTGTATTTACATCAACGACAATCAGTGAGTACGCAAAGAGAATTACTGCACAAATAGCAAATTACTATAAAATCAAGAATCCTGATGCTATTTTTGCACCAACAAATAATCCTGTTGTATCTACTGCAGAAACAGAAGAAGAACTCAATAGACTGCTAGAAACAATTCAAAATAATAATATTTGATTATGACAACGCAACTTAATATTCTGATTCTTACACTAGTTTCTGGTGAAGAAGTGATTGCTAATGTAAAAAAACATACTGAAATGGTCAATGAACAACCAGTCGAGGTGTGTTATAATTTGGTCTATCCTTTTAAGATGAGGGAGCAATCTGTTGATGAAAATGGACAAAAAACAGTGATGTTCTCTCCATGGAAAGAATATTCTTGTGATACTCAGTTTTTGGTTGGGTATGACTCTGTTATGAATATGTGTGCTCCACTTCCAAATGTATTAAATTCATATAAGGATGCTGTAAATTTCTTTATTGAAACCCTGAACGAGAGAGCTAAGAACAATGATCTATGAATATGATTTTTTAGATAAGAACAAACTCAGACAAATGCTTAGTTTGTTTGACTCTGGTAAGTTTATTGATGGTGGTGCTTCTGGACCAAAAGATAAGCAATATAAACACAATTCTGAACAAGCAGATATTGAGATCGGCAAGATGGTCAATGCTGCTGTGTATAAACTAATTCGTGAATCAGAGATTTCAAAAATTCATATTCTCAACAAATGTTCTCCGTCTCTTATGTTGAAGTATGAGGAGGGAAATCATTATGCAGATCATAGCGACTATTTTGATATGTGGGGAACAAGATCTGATTACACTGTGGTTATAAATTTAAATGATGATTATGAAGGCGGTGAGCACTACATTAAAATTGGATCGGAACGTATTGAAAGAAAGTTAGAACCAGGAAAAGCATTAGTATATCCAACTGAATTCTTGCATGGTGTTAATCCAATTACTAAAGGTATTAGAAAATGCCTAACATTTTGGATGGAAAGTTCTATTGTTGATCCTACAATGAGATACTATCTTGTTGAGATGAATAAACTTTATTATAAAATTGAAGGATCAATGGATAGAGAGGATCTTATCAATTTAGATTTAATTCGTATGGGCATTATCAAAAGAAACAGTATTCTTAGAAACTAATATGTCATTACTTACAGATATTCGATCATATGATACCATTCTCACCAGAGAAGAAATGCAAGAAGTAGATAGGATTGCTAGTCGTCCAAGGTGGTTTTTTGGTGCCGCTAGTGATACTGCTACTCCATTTAAACGTTTCTGGAAGATGGATGTAACTGGAACGGCAATGTTTGATACTATTATTCCAGAAAAGATAAAGGTATTGGTTCCTTTTGAATTTGAAATTTTAGATTATTATTTAAATGGACATACTCGTGGATTAGATGGTTCTCCTCATACAGATGATGCAGACTACACATTTGTATTGTTTTGCAATCCTGTTTGGGATTTAACCTGGGGAGGAAAAACTATTTTTGTTCAAGATGATGGAAGATTTGATACAGTATTCCCCAAACCAGGATCTGCAGTATTGTTTCCATCTGATATTTTACATTATGCAGAAGATACATCTAGAGAATTTTATGGTATTCGGGTGACTGCCGCATATAAATTAAAGAAAGTGGAGAAAAAAGATGAAAATACAGATGCTTGATGAGGCTGCTGATTGGGATCAAATTGAAGACTATGCATCTTCTGTGAATGGCGCAATTGTATATTTTGAAAACCCAAGACTTGAATCAGCAGAAGATTCTGTCAAAGAATCTGTAATCGAATATTATCAGTATCAAGAAGATGTTCCCATCGAACTTATTTCTAATATGAAACTGAAATATTATGGATATATTGAATTTGCAAATCCTGATGTTGCATTTGATTTTGTAACTGATTATTTCCCTCGTAGAGATGAGCTACCAGAAGGAGAAGAAGGCGAACCTTTCTGGTATCAATGTTATGTCGTAAGACAAGATGGTGTAGTAGAATACGATAACAAAGCACTGAGACCAGGAAATAATAGATAATGCACACTACTAATGCTTTTGTGATTCCATTTTTAACATACAGTGTTGAAGGGTGGAAAGATTCTAAAGAAGAAATCTTATCTCTGTTAGACTTGGAAGAGAAAGATGGACACTTCACTGATTACTACACATATCATCAGAATGGTGTTGTTCCAAACTATGCTGATAAACTATTTGATCTATTGAAACCAGCTTTGGATGAGTTCGATCAAATTTATCCCAGAAAGTTTGATATCAAAAATGTTTGGGCACAGAAATATACTTCTGGTGGTTATCATGCATTGCACAATCATGGTGCTTTAGGTTATAGTGCTGTATTCTATGCCTCTCTTGAGAAAGATCACGAACCAACAAGTTTCTATGCCCCGTATGTTGATTTCATTGAGGGTGATGTGATAGAATTTGTGCCTGAGGTTTCTGAGGGAGACATCGCTTTCTTCCCATCCGTACTGATGCATCAATGCAAACCAGTTCAGTCAGACACTGAAAGAATCATATTCTCATTCAATATTCGTAACGTATGAAAGTCCCCACACAACCTGAACTGATCCACCTTCAGCTTCAAGCAATGCTGCGAGAGCACAACATTCCCGATACTGAAGTGAAGTATCTGGGTGATCGTGTGTATCCTGAGACATTCAAAGCACATCCTGAGTATCACGGGCAGATGATGCCTTGGTATCTGATTGCCAACGAACATGAGGTGCCTGTGTGTGATATTGCTTCTGTTGATGCTGTGGATGACTAATGAAAATCGTTGATAAGGTTGCTTCTCTTATAAGTGACAAAAATATCGTGGCAATTTATCAAGGTAGATCTGAAGCAGGACCAAGAGCTCTAGGAAATAGATCTTTTTTATATGATCCTAGAGATAAATTTGCCAAAGATTTTGTCAATAAAGTAAAGAAAAGAGAACCATACAGACCATTTGCTGCTTCAATTATGAAAGAGTATGCAAATGAGTGGTTTGATATGGCAGGACTGGAAGAATCTCCATTTATGATGTATGCTATTGATGCCAGACCAAATGTTTATGATATTATACCAGGAGTTTTGCATGTAGATAAAACTTGTAGAATTCAAACAGTTACTGAAGAACAAAACTATCACTATTATCATCTTATTAAATCATTCTATAATTTAACTTCTGTACCACTTCTCTTTAATACATCATTTAATCTTGCTGGAGAGACAATAGTTGAAACACTAGATGATGCAATTGATACAATTAAACGTTGTGATGTAAAATATCTCTATATTCCCAGTGATGGAAAGTTATGTACATTTTAGGAGTTAATATATCCCACAATCCATCAACTGCACTGTTTAAGGATGGGAAATTATTGTGGTATATAGAAAATGAAAGAATTTCTAAAGTAAAAGATTATTGTATAGATGATCCGTTAAATACAAGACAATTTATTCATGATCATATAGATCATGTCATTATTTCATCTTTTGGCAGTGAAATGTATGATCCCAAAAGAATCGATATGGTTAAAAACTACGTTCCTCATAACAATATCTATTACGACTTATATACACATCACAAGCATCACGCAGCAAATGCTTTTTACGATTCTGGATTTGAAGAATGTATAGCTATAATTATGGATGGATATGGAGCGCAGAGAGACTCATTTCATTTGCATAGAGAAGTAGAATCAACTTATTTTTGTTCCTATCCAGATAATATAGTTTCATTGGAAAAGCATTACAGTGTTTGTGATATTGATGGAGAAAGAAACTCATTTCAGATCGATAATCATTTAATGTCTGATGGATTTAGCTGTGGATACATGTTTGCTCAGACTTGCATAGAATTTGGTATGAATTCTGGTCTAGATGCTGGAAAAATAATGGGGATGGCAGCTTATGGAAGTCCTTCTCAAGGAGAACCTTGGTTTATTGATGGAATTGCTGACAATCAATTATTTTTGTCAGAATTAAAACAAGCAAAAACCTTTGAAGAACGATGTAATTTTGCTTGGCGATTACAGGAAGAAACAAAATCACATACAATTAACTATATCTCAAAAGTCATTGA